ATTGTGCTTGCCGCCAGCATGACCGGGCTTGCTCCGGACCAAGCGGTTGCACTGCTAAGGCTGATAGGATTCTAGCGGCAAAGGCACAGTGGATAGCACTTACACAACCTAGACTTAGATCAGTAGCACAATTAGTAGCGTCAGGAATCGCCCTGGCATCAATAACCAGGAGAAGATAATATGGCAACTATAACAATGACAATTGAAGAATACGAAGCACTCATGGATCTGGTGCGTTCCGCCAACGGTGGAAATTCGCTCATGACCTCGCCAGCGATGGCGGAAACGCCAGAACCTAAACCTGCTCGAAGACGAAAGCGATCTAAGTATCAGAAAGAACTAGGTCGCCAACTAAAGATGTTGAAAAAGAAACATCCAAGGACAGCAATAACCAGGTTAATGAAAAGGGCTCATCGTGCTACTAAGAAGGCATTGAAATGACAATAACTTGTCCTAAGTGCAAAAAGAAGCTGCGTTCAGCAAGAACCTGGACAAAACACAAACTTACTTGTTACAAGGTTGACAAGAAAAACAGATCGTAGATACAAATCCATCATCATCGAAATAATATGATGATGTTGATTCAGGATTTGCCGTCTGGCACTTGTCGCATACGACATATACATCCCGTTTCATATCTCATCACCATAGATTTCTCTGCATTTTGCACAGTTAATGGAATCGCCGATTCGAAATTCACCGCATCCTCTGACACATTTCTTTCGATTGTTTGGTCTTTGTTCGTGTGCTTTGCGCTTATTGTCCTCTGACCTTAACTGATCTCTGACCCATTGAGAGAAATTCTGCTTTCTCTTCGCTAATTCCCACGTCACACTGTCTAAACTTACATTGATTGGCCTCATATAACCCACTCCAAATGTTGATTCTCTATTCTAAAATGACAAAACCAACAAGCAAGGTCAATGGTATCGACCTTTGCGCCACAAATACATTCTTCATCCGTTTGTTCACTCATTGATACCACTCCTGCAGATGCTTGTCACAGTAATAACGCCATCCAAATTCAAATTTGTGTGCGTGATCTATGTCATTTTGGCAGTTAAAATCATGACAACAACACCAGTTACGTGCATCATGATACATATTCCAGACTATTTTGTCCGGAACTTCGTCCATCCATGTTTGATTCTCGACTATTTCGCTCATCAAATGGTCCTAAATGGCTTGAATATATCAATTTATGCGCACGCATAAGTAGATCAGTCCCAAGCAGTACCACATTTTCCTATGGGATGTCCCACATAGCCCCTTAATAGGGGGTAGTAGTCATAGGGTGGGATGATGGGCGGGAGACTTCGCCCCCGGTAGAGAAGATTATAATCCGGGGCTGTATAGCACGCAACATGGCTAAGGCATACACCGTAACCTCAGATCCGTTCTACATTAACGGAAGCGTAACAGAATCAGGAGCAAACACATACACAGAAATTCAGATTTCTGCACCATTAGACAGTCTAAACCGAGAAGGACTACTCGTACATGCTGTTTACTTTACTGGTTCAACTCCTGATCTAGTACCAGGAGCAACATCACGCATTGACCTACAAGTAACAACAACTTCAAAGACAGGTATTGTCAACGCTAACGATGCAAACCTACTTGCTCAAAGAGAAGCAATCACTTCTGGTGGCGTAGCTGAGTTTAGCGGCCCACACATCAAAGACATGGTTGCTAACACAGACAGTTTTTCTTCAGACATGCAATTAGGCATTGTGGCGACCGATGATCTATACTTAGCAATCCTTGGAGCAAACCAAGGTAGTGCAAAGAATGGTCAGTGCCGCATCGTCTGCAGTAGAATCAAACTATCTGCAGATGCTTACGCAGCACTTGTCACAAACGAACTAAGTTCTTGAAGGTGATATGGTGGTGGCTATTCATGGCCGCTGGTGTGGACCCAACTGGACCGACGGACGAAATATCAGCGCAAGGGACTATCGATTGGCAGGTGGCGATTTCAAATCGTCGTGTGTTGATGATCTTGATTGTGCTTGCCGCCAGCATGACCGGGCTTGCTCCGGACCAAGCGGTTGCACTGCTAAGGCTGATAGGATTCTAGCGGCAAAGGCACAGTGGATAGCACTTACACAACCTAGACTTAGATCAG